GATGCTGATGAAGGTGCATATCTTGGAACAGCAGCACTACCATTCTCCCAGGCACATATTAGTCACATCAGAATTGCTAATGCTGCCACTAGTAATACGATTGATACCTCAGAGGGTGGATTAACTCTCGACTCTACCAGTGGAGAAACTACTATTGATGACAACTTAACTGTCACTGGCACATCTGATCTGGAGGGCAACACTGCCATCACCGGAACATTAACAGTCACCGATGATATTACTGCATTCTTCTCATCTGATGAAAGATTGAAGTTAAATATTACACCAATTAAAGAACCTCTTGCTAAAGTTCTTTCGATTAGTGGCAATACATTCACCTGGATTGAAGGTGGTGTTCATGAGGGTGAAGATACTGGTGTTATTGCACAAGAAATCGATGCTCTTGGACTTCCTGGACTCACAGTTACGAGAGAAACTGGTTACATGGCAGTTAAGTATGACAAACTCACTGCACTACTTATTGAGGCAGTTAAGGAACTATCAGCCAAGGTTGATATTCTTGAGCAAAAATTATCAGATAAATAACTAAATGGAGATCCTAAAGCATTCTAAAGTAGATGGCAAATTATAAGAAGTCCTTTAATTTTCGTAATGGTGTCCAAGTTGATAATGACAACTTCATAGTAGATGCAAATGGTCTGGTCGGAATCGGCACATCGATTCCGGGCGAGTTTCTTGATGTAAGAGGAACTGCAAAGGTCAGTGGTGTTGTATCAACAACGGACTTATTTGTCACTGAGGACGTATTCATATCGGGTGTATCGACATTAACTGTATTAGATGCAACCAGTCTTAATGCAACCGGTGTTGTAACGGCACAGCAATTCATCGGTGATGGTAGTTTACTATCCGGTGTTGTTGCTGTTGCAAGAACTGGATGGTCTATCACCGACGCAGGAATCTCCACCATAGCTAATGTCGGGGTAGGCACAACCAATCCGGTAACCTTACTACAAGTTGGTGATGATCCAACATCCGCAACTTATGGTGTTGGTATTGATTCAACCGGACAAGGTAACTTCACAGGTATTGTAACCGCAAGTTCATTCAGAGCAACTGGTATTATAACCGGTTCGAGTTTACTTGCATCTGGACTTTCAACATTCTTCTCCGATGTTGATTTAAAGGGTAACCTAAACCTTACAGGTTTCTCCACATTTTCAAATCGTGTTGCCATTGGAACTGATACTGCCGCAAATTATCCACTAGAGGTTCAGAACGATTTAAATATTCGTGCAGTATCTTCCGGAACTGCGAGACTTCTTTTTAACGGAACTGGAACTCGTGTATCGTATAGTAATGCCACAGGACATTTAAGTTTCATCACTAATAGCACGGAGCGTGCTCGTTTCAATTATCTTGGTGGATTAACCATCCTTGATGGATCATTAAATTCTGAAGGAGGAGTAACTCAACTTTCTGGAGCAAATTCAACAGGACAAAGTTTAATTGTTTCTGCTGGAAGCACATTCTCCGGTGTAGAGATTACTGGTGTTTGCACTGGTTCATCATTCACTGGATCTACATTTACAGGATATCTGAGTGGTATTGCACAAACCGCAGGATTTGCATCAACTTCATTCGGACTTACTGGAACTCCCGAGATTACAGTAGGAAACATTGTTGGTTCATCTGCAACTGTAACCGCACTGGTTGTTGATAATAAGATTGGTGTTGGTTCTGATACTCCTGCTGCTGATATTGAAGTTAGAAAAACATCAAACGCATCAGTCGATGTTATCACATCTCTCAGTACCGCGAGAATCAGTGTCGGACAATCTGTAGGAACTGGTAACAGTAGTGGTGTTCTAAGTTTCAACTCAGGAACACTCAGCCTCTCCAATTATGACCTTGGTGGTGTTAACGTCAATCTTCATTCTGGATCTGGTGCTGGAACAACAGAAAGTTTCAAGGTTCGTTATGACGACAATACCAAGTTCGAGACCACATATGATGGTAAGGTCGGTGTAAATCGTCATGGCATTACACTCACACGAGAATTAGAAGTCGGTGGAAATGTATTCGTTAGTGGTTATGGTCAGTTCTCAGGTATTGTAACCGTAGGACAAGGTGCTAATCAACTTACTCTGGGTGATGGTAGTGCTCTACCAATCTCTAGCAGTGCAGTCATCAACATAACCAGTGGTATTACTACATTCAATGATGTTCTTGTCAGTCGCAATTTTAGAGTTGGAACTGGTATTGCCACATTGTCGGGTGATACTTTCATCGGAGGAAAGTTAGGAGTTGGAACAGCAAGTGATACTGGATTCCTCGGTGCTTATGCCTCTACAATCTTTGGTGATTTTTACTCCACGGGTGCGATTGTTGCCAGAACCAACCTTGGAATCACCACAAGATCTAATGGAGCACTACAAAGTGACCCAAGAACAATTCCATCAGGATTAAGTCAAACTGTTCCAGAAGTTTCATATGGAAACTTCCAAGCAGATGGTGGTTCTTTCACAATGTTTGGAAGTTCCGGATTATTCGTTCCTACCGTTGGTGTTGCAACCGTAGGATACGGCGAAACTAACATGGCAATGACTCCAAGTGATCATGATAGTTCTAAGTATCTGACAAGAATCGGAATCAATACTTACTTTGCAAGATCTGTTCTTGATGTTGGTATGGCAAGTACCACAATGAGCAGTTTTGTCATCTTGCCTTCACTTAACAATGAAGAATTAGACATTGTTGCCAACCTTCATACCTCAAATGCTGGTGGTAATCAGAATGTAAATCCAGTTCAATCTGGATTCGGAACAGCAACTGCTAAGAGACTTCTTTCTGATTCTGGTGTTCCTGGTGGTTCTATTGTTTATAACAATGAATCTAGAAAACTCAATGTTAGTACAGGTGGCACAGTATTCTGCGGAATTGCAACACTAACTCAGAACCAATCTGGATATGATGCACTTGCAATTCCCACATTCACAGAAACTAAGAGAGATCTGATGAGTAATTATGGCAACCTTCCCAAAGGTGCAATCATATTTGATACAACCAATAACAAACTTAACTTCTGGAATGGTTCTGCATGGGAGACAGTAACAAGTTCAACATAATAACTTGACAAGTCTCTGAAAACCATATAGACTACCTTTGTCTGGGTTGAAGAGGAGGCTCTAGGACACTTAAAGAACCGTCTGCCGGGTAGCACTGGGGACGGTTTTCTGCTATAATATGTTCATTGATACGGAGACGACTTGACCATCACCCTTCGCCCCCATCAGAAGAAAGCAGTCAATGCGATGTGGGACAACAGTAAAGGTCAAGTCATCATCCCTACCGGTGGTGGCAAGACCATCTGCATGATTGATGATGTTATGACTAACATTGAGATGATCAATCATGGTCAGACTTTTGTTGTTGTTGCTCCTCGTATTCTTCTGGCAGAACAACTCTGCAAAGAATTTCTTGAGTTGATTGATACAACTCACACACATGTGATGCACGTTCACAGTGGTGATGTTGAGTATTTCCACACCACCAAACCTGAGCAGATTCACATGTTTGCTAATGTTGCACGAACTGCTGGTGAGAACTGCATTATCTTCACCACTTATCATTCCCTGCATCGTATTCAAGAGGCAGACATTGAAGTGAACAACATTTACTTTGATGAGGCACACAACTCTGTTCAACGTAACTTCTTCCCTGCGACTGAGTTCTTCAGCAATGATTCTGATCGTTGCTATTTCTTCACTGCAACTCCTAAGCATTCTCTGTCTGTATTCAAACCAGGCATGAATGATACTGCTGTTTATGGCAATGTCATCTGCAATGTTCCTGCACCTCAGTTGGTTGAGGAAGGTTATATTCTTCCTCCTAAAGTTGTGGTTCAGCAGCTTCCTCAGGGTGATTTCAAGCAGTCTGATGAGAAGAACCTGCTGGACACCATTGATGCAAACTCTCTGAACAAAATCCTGATTGCTGCTCGTTCTACGAAGCAGATTGTCCGTCTTGTTTCTCAGTCTGACTTCTGCCGTCAGTTGGAAGATCGTGGATACAACTGGATGTATATTACATCTAAGACTGGTGCAATCATCAATGGTAAGAAAGTTTCCCGTGAATATTTCTTCAAGACTCTCAACGCATGGGGTCAAGATGGCACTCGTTTTGTGATCATGCACCACTCTATTCTGTCTGAAGGTATCAATGTTAAGGGACTGGAAGCAGTTCTTTTCATGCGGAACATGGACTACATTGGTATCAGTCAGTCAATCGGTCGTGTGATCCGTCTGGGAGGGTCTGAAAAGACCTTTGGATTGGTCTGTGTCCCTGTCTTTGACAAGGTGGGCATCAGCACTGCCAGAAGCGTTCAGGCAGTGGTTGACACTGTATTTGAGCAGGGTGAACCTGCAATCTCAGTGGTCCGGCGCTGATACTGTCCACCAGGAGCAGAAATCCTGCTCCACTCTGTTATAATACATAGGTAACCAAGGGAGAACCTCATGAAGTGCAAAGTTCAACTCTATGTTGCTGGCACTGTGTTTGATGAGATTGTCATCGCACGGGACTATCAAGAGGCAAAAACAGTCGCACTAGCACGCAATCCTAATGCTAAAGTTGTGAGCGTCACTGCTGTGTTCTAATGTCATCATCAAAAGATTACAGAAAGTTCTACACTTTTCCCAATACAACAATTTTGGATGATAAGTGTGGATACCCCGAGGGATTTATTACCAAAGATGGTATGTGGGCAGCAGTTCCTATTGCAGGTTCTAAAAAGTTTGCCATCGTCAACAACGGATCAGTAGTTCACACATCACGGAACTATCCATCTGCTGTTT